TATCAACACTGGTATCTTTCTTGATGTCAGGCTTGCCTAAGTTTATGGACATGCTCCAAGACGGCAGAGATAAAAAACACGAACTGGAGCTAGCCCGTTTGCAGATTGAACGTGAGCTGGAGCTTAAAAAAGCTGGTTTGGAAATCCAAGAGCGTATTGAGGCAATCCACACAGACCAGATTGAGTTGCAGACCACCGCCCAAACTGCGCAGGCAGTTATTGGCGCACAACAAGCGGAAATGCAAGCCCTGTACGCCCACGATATAGAAATTGGCAAAGGCGCTTCCCAATGGGTTACGGATATACGTGCGTTTACACGTTCGGGTTTGACGTGGGGGTTCTTCTTCCTGTTGCTGTTAATTGATATTTTTATTTTCATCCACGGTTGGCGTACGGGCGCAAGCTTTATGGACATGGCTACCATGCTTTGGGATGAAGATACACGTATCATGTTTGCCACAATTATTGTTTTCCACTTTGGTGGCCGTGCATTTGGTAAGTCATGAACATTTCTGAGAAAGCCATCCACATGATTTGTCACCATGAGGGTGTCAGGTACAGACCATATCAATGCCCTGCAAAACTGTGGACGGTGGGGGTGGGGCACGTAATTGACCCAAACCACGGAAAGCTAACTATTGACCAACGCAAAGACCTGCCCATACCCGATGGGTGGGATCGCAAATTAACTCAAGAGGAAGTAGATGGGATTCTTAGACGCGACCTTGATCGGTTTGAACGTGGAGTGGAGAAGTTCTGCCCTGTTGCTCTTACACAAGGGATGTTTGACGGTCTTGTGTCTTTTAGTTTTAACGTCGGTCTGGGAACACTCCAGCGTTCAACGCTTCGCCAAAAGCTGCTTCGTGGGGATAAAGAAGGCGCTGCGGAAGAACTCTTGAAGTATTGCATGGCTGGTGGCAAAATACTCAAAGGGCTGCAAAACCGTCGCATTGACGAGCGGGCCTTGTTTCTATCCTAGGACTGCCGATGCCATTACAAAAAATTCTGTTTAAGCCGGGCGTCAACCGGGAGAACACGCGATACACGACCGAGGGCGGTTGGTATGAGTGCGACAAAATCCGTTTCCGCCAAGGCAATCCAGAAAGTATTGGTGGTTGGACACGCCTTTCGAACAACCCTATCTTGGGCGTCTGCCGTTCATTGTGGAATTGGATCACGCTTAATGGGCCAAACCTTCTTGGGCTTGGAACTAACCTTAAGTTCTACATTGAAAAAGGACGTGTGTTTTACGACATTACGCCCATTCGTGACACCGAGACGCTTGGTGCAAACCCTTTTTCGGCCAATGGCACAACCACCGTTACGGTAACAGACACTGCTCATGGCGGTGTCTCGGGGGATTTTGTAACATTTAGCGGGGCTACCGGCACGTACGCTTCAGTTTTGAACGCTGAGTACCAAATCACAGTTACGGGCGTTGACACCTACACAATCACAACTGCCTCGGCGCTGACTGCTGGATCCTATGGCGGCGCTGCTGTTGTAGCGGCGTATCAAATTAACGTGGGTGCAGCCTATGCCGTTCCTGTAACTGGCTGGGGCGGCGGCCCATGGGGTTCTGGACCTTGGGGCACAGGTATTGGTACGCTGTTTCCAATCCGTTTGTGGAGCCAGATTAACTACGGCGAAGACCTTGTGTTTGGCCCCCGTGGTGGCGGTATCTATTACTGGGACGCAACTAGCACAGTCAATAGTCGGGGCGTTGCGCTCAATACTTTGGGTGGCACAGCCACATTTACAAACGCTTCGCCTACCGTAGTCACTTCGACAGTCCTATACACAGAAGGCGCAGCACTCCAGTTTTCTGGTGGTTCATTACCTACAGGCATTACCGCTGGTACTACGTACTATGTCTTCCAAGTTAATGGCCTGACGTTTAATCTGCTTGATGGTTCAGGCAACGAAGTGAACACCTCGTCTTCTGGTTCAGGCTCCGTGTCTAACATTGTGGATGCGCCAATTGTTCAGAATACGCTGACTGTGTCTGACTCTTCTCGTTTCATTATTGTGTTTGGCACAAACGACTACGGCTCCAGTGTGCTCGACCCAATGCTGATTCGCTGGTCTGCGCAAGACGACATTTATAACTGGACACCTGACGCTACAAACCAAGCTGGGTTTACAAGACTTTCTCACGGCTCACAGATCATTACAACTGTACAAACCCGCCAAGAGATTTTGGTGCTGACAGACTCGGCGGCGTATTCTTTGCAGTACCTTGGCCCTCCTTATGTTTGGGCACCGCAACTGCTTGGCGATAACATTTCTATTGTCGGCCAGAACGCGGCAATTATTGCGTCTGGTATTGTGTACTGGATGGGCGTTGATAAGTTCTACGCCTACGATGGCCGTGTGCAAACGCTTAACTGCGACCTGCGCCGCTATGTCTTCCAAGACTTTAACCAAGCCCAAGCTGCACAAGTTGTGTGTGGAACCAATGAAGGCTTTAATGAAGTCTGGTGGTTCTATTGCTCTGCCAACAGCTTGGACATTGACCGCTATGTTGTGTACAACTACCTAGAAAAGCTCTGGTACTACGGCACAATGTCTCGCACATCTTGGTTGGATTCCGGTCTACGCGACTACCCCATGGCCACTGTTTACGACAACGCCACCGGCACTAGCACTGCGCTGTACCATGAAAACGGGCTTAACGATAGCGCAACTGCCGAAACCGCCGCGATCAACGCTTACATCTCTTCATCTGAATTTGACATTGGCGACGGCCACAATTTTGGTTTTGTATGGCGTATCTTGCCAGACTTGACGTTTGAAAACGCAACGACTTCTCCGTCTGGTGTTCAGCCTACTGTGACCATGGAGTTGTTTGGATTGGCTAATTCCGGCTCTGGGGTTACAAGCGATGCGGGGCAGCCTGTGTCAAAAAGCGCGGCATACAACATCACTGAAGAGTTCTCAGGCATGATCTTCACGCGCATGCGCGGTCGCCAGATGATTTTCAAAATTGGCTCAAACCAGATCAACACGGCTTGGCAGTTGGGCGCACCACGTATTGACATTAGACCGGACGGACGCCGCTGATGGCGAACAACAACCGCATCATTAACCCTGCTGTACCCAACCTACCACTGGGGACGGCGGAGTACGAGCGCCGCTATCAAGATCAGTTTACAAACGTCTTACGTCTGTACTTTAACCAACTGCGTAACGCTCTGGGGGAGCTGTTTGGCACAAACGGCGGTAAGTATATTCAGTTCCCTCACATTGCTGCCTCGGACAGTACTACTCAATACGCAACGGCAGCAAACACACCAACGATTACTCAATGGAATACGCTGGATGCCGGTAGCGGGTTCACGCTAAATTCAAACAGCACGGCTACAGCGCAGGTTGCTGGTATCTACAAGATCACGTACAGCCTTCAGTTTGCCAACGACGATAACCAAGCACATGACGCAATTGTGTGGCTTCGGACAAATGGTACTGTTACAACATCGGCTAACGACATACCAAACTCGACAACCGTTTTTACGGTTTCGGCACGAAAAAGCGCTGGTGTACCAACGTATGTTGCTGGGTATTCTGAAGTCGTATTTACGCTAAATGCCGGAGACTCTATTGGGCTTTGGTGGGGCACGGATCAAGCCGCCACCTCCGGCGGTGCAACGGGTATTTACATACTAGGTTTGCCTGCGCAAACATCCCCCATGGCGTACCCCGCAGTCCCTTCAGCGATTGGCTCTATAACATTTGTGTCTGCGCTACCAACATGATATTATCGATCAACCCCCATTTTGAGAGGCAAAAATGAGCCTGCATAAGTTTGCCGAACAGGTAGCTAAACACGGTCGTGGCGACGACTCGCTACTCGTACACATGACGCCGGACGAAGTCCGGAATCTACAAAAATTTGCCGAAGCTAACGGCACGACACTGACCCTCAATCCGCATACGGGTTTACCCGAAGCTGGACTTTTGTCGGATTTATTTAAAGCTGTTGCCCCTATTGCGCTTGGCGCGTTCCTTGGCCCTGCTGGTATGGGCATGTCTGCGGCTATGGCAGGTGTAGCAACGGGCGGTATTACGGCATTGGCAACAGGTAGTTTGTCTCGTGGTTTGATGGCAGGTTTAGGCGCGTACGGGGGTGCGGGTCTTGGCGGTAGCTTGATGAACGCGGGTACGGCCTCTATTGGTTCAGCCGCAGAAGGTATTCAGGGGCCAATTGGTTCTCCAGAAAGTGGGTTTGGTGCCACTCAAGCAATTGCTGCAGCCCCCAAAGCAGACGTCTTGTCTGCGGGCTTTGATGCAGCCAAGGCCAATCCTATGGCGTTTGCTAAGCAAAACCTTAGTAATATTGGTATGGCTGCCGCCCCAATCATGGCAGGCGCTATGGTTCCTACGACCACAAGCATGCCTACGCCTAAGAGCGACAACTACATCCGTCAGTTTGATTTCAACATCAACCCAGATACTGGCAAGCCAGACCCACTGTACGGCGTACGCGCTTTGACACCCGTCAAAGCTAACGAATGGGGCAATAAAACATTTGAAGGTCAGCGCGAACTGTTTAGACAACAGAACCCTAACCCCTATGAGCTTGGCGTAGGTTCTTTAAATCAACCACCACAACCCGCCACAAAGATGAACACCGGCGGTATTGTGGCTTTGTCTGGCGGTGGTGTACCCGGCTATGCTGACGGAATGCTTGTTGGCGACCAAGACGTATTCAATTATTTCAAAGGGCTTGACCAGTCTAAACTAGCTTCAGGCGCTTTAGATGCGCAAATTGCCGCCGACATGCAAAAGTACAACGTAGGCGCTGGCGATATTGCACGGATTACAGGCACACAAGGCCAGCAAGGTGACTACGAAAAACGTTTTGTACAAGCAATTAATAAGCCTGACACAAGCGCGGCCGAGTTTCAAGCAATGACCTCTGATGTGGGCTTGCAAAACCAAGCGCTGGCAAACGCCCTGCAAAACTCTGGTATGTCACAAGCCGCGCAATACGCTTCTACTCACGGATTAGCTGATACAGCGCCTATCACCGGCACTAATTTCTACGATCAAATCGGCTACAAACCCGGAGCTTTGCCCGGTGACCAAGGCGGTTTAGAAGGCTTGTACGCCAACATCAACTACGCTGCGCAAGGTTTGCAAAACCAAATTGCTTCTGGGAACATGACTGGCCAGCAAGCCCGTGAAGCGGCGTTAACTGAAATGAACCGCATCGGTATGAGCGCGGCGGATTTACAAGCCGCCACAGGTAAATCCTTAGCCGAGCTATTCCCCGATACTAAAGTTAAACCTGTTACACCAATTACAAGCGTAGTCCCCGGCGAAACAAAACTTGATACTGCTACAACATACGACAACGGCGCGTATGGTAACTACGGCTCTGGTAACCAGACTGGCGTGGACTACCTTGGCCGCACAGTCTCTATTGCCACCCCCGGCGACATCATTACAAACCCCGATCAGACACGCACAGTCGTGCCAAACATTCCCGGTCGTCCATACGGCGGTTTCACAGGAATTGACGCAATCAAGAGCGCCTACACTGCTGGTGGCGGAAGCTTGGGCTACACAGCCAAAGCGCCAAGAACTATTGCTGAATTCAACCAACTGTACAACAAGCAGACTGGCGATTCGTTGGCCGCGTATGACTACCTGATGGGCAAAGGCAGCGGCAAGTATCCAGCCAAATCAAGTGCGGCTCAAATTTCTGCGCCTTACGGCGAGTACGTGTTGGGCAAAAAGACAAACAGTTTGAAGCCCGCCGCTACAACAACAGTCAAAGGTGTGCCCGGCCAGCCACAAACTTACTTTGATGAGAAAGCCTATCTTGCGGCTAACCCCGATGTTGCTGCTGAGTTAAAGACAGGTAAGTCCATTTCAGGAAACCCAACACAGTTCACTTCTGCTTACGAGCATTGGTTGATGTACGGTCAAAAAGAAGGACGCCCTTTTGCTGGCGACTACCAAGGCTACTTAACTTCCGCTGCTTTGGCCGACGCTTCTCAGCAAGGCGGCCCCGGAAATGCCACAGGTGCGTCAAGTAATACAGGTAACACCATTTCTGGCTTTACCCCCGCACCTCCCGATATGTCTATACCTGAAGCAAGCATGGGAATTGGCCCTGCGGCTGACGGCAACACAGGCTCTACTACAGGCACAGAAGGCGGCAGCGTAGCCAGCGCTAAAGGTGGTTTGATGCACTACGCCATGGGCGGCGGTCTTGGCTCTTTGGGTAGCTACTCTGATGGTGGCCGTTTACTTAAAGGCCCCGGTGATGGCGTGTCTGACAGCATCCCAGCAACGATTGGCGCTAAACAGCAACCCGCACGTCTTGCAGATGGTGAGTTTGTAGTGCCTGCCCGTATCGTATCCGAGTTGGGTAACGGCTCTACAGATGCAGGCGCTAAGAAACTCTATGCCATGATGGACCGTGTGCAACGTGCACGCGGCAAGACCACAGGCAAAAACAAAGTAGCGGCCAATAGCCGCGCTGACAAATATCTTCCCGCGTAAGGAATAGATCATGGCAACGACCCCAGTTTCTCAAATACAAGAGTACCAACAAGGTTTTGCGGAACCGATCCGCCCTTACGCAGAAGAACTGCTAGGCAAAGCCCAGCTTTACACTGATCCCGACCTTAACCCCTACCAGCAGTATTTGGGGGAGCGCGTAGCGCAGTTCACACCTTTGCAACAGCAGTCGTACGAAAACGCGGCACTGATGCAAACCGCCCCTCAGTTGGGTGATGCTACCGCTATGGCAGGTATGGCAGGTTTGGGCGCACTCAACACGCAGTACACGTTCAATCCCTACCAAGCACAAAAGTTTACGGGGCAAGCGATAAAAGACTATATGTCGCCCTACGTTCAAAACGTAGTAGAGCGCCAGCAACAAGACGCCCAGCGTCAGGCAGATATTGCACGTCAAGCACAGGGTGCGCAGGCTGCCCGTGCAGGCGCGTTTGGCGGCAGTGGCGATTACCTCATGCGTGCGCAGGCCGCAGGCAACTTAGCCCGTCAAAAAGGTGACATCCAAGCTAAAGGTTTGCAAGACGCTTACCAACAAGCGATGCAGCAGTTCAACACTTCGCAGGCTCAAAACCAAGCGGCGCAGCAACTGAACGCTCAGCAACAACAGTTTGGCGCAGGGCTTGGACTTCAAGGATTGCAAACCGCTAATCAAGCCGCACAGAACTTGGCTAACATTGGTCAGACACAGTATGGCCAGAACGTTGGTTTGCTCAACCTACAGAATCAGTTTGGTGGCCAGCAACAACAGCAAGTCCAGAACGTGCTGAACAATCAATATCAGGACTTCCTGAACTATCAAAACTACCCGTACAAACAGATGGGCTTCATGTCTGACATGATCCGTGGTTTACCTCTGGCACAGCAGTCTTCTGCAATGTACACAACACCTCCGTCAATGCTGTCTCAGGTAGCTGGCGCGGGTATCGCTGCCAAGGGTCTTGGTGTGTTTGCTAAAGGCGGTTCTGTTGACGAGCGCCCCGCTGGTCTGGCAGACTTGGCTATCTATAATATGGGCTGAAGAACATGGCATTACCAAACTCCGAAAAGATCACATCGCA